ACCCATACCAAGCTCACCGGCATCAACAACAACAGACCATACTCCTGTCGGGTCTGTTGGGGGGGAGTGCTGCAAAGAGCCATTGGGAAAACCAAAGAACAAGTGCTTTGCATGTTCGCAGACACTTATAGGGGCATCAACAGCCATTCCCGTTGTTATCTGTGTGAATGTGGTTCCATCGAATTGAAACCCTTTATTAACACTGTCACACCCGTACATCATTATTGTACTGGTAGAACCGCCGAAGTTTGTGTTTTCAAATTTATATTTTCCTCCTGGCAATAGGGTTGGAGTTGTTACAACAGCCCATCCGGTCACAGGATCCTCTTTATACATAAGGCACTCGGTACCAGGTTCGTTATCCCTGAAAGCGTAAAGAGTACCATTGTATCGCCAAACACCGCGAATACTTCCACCTCCAGGTACCTTGACAACCAGGCCCCGGAAAGATTCAACAGCCAGCCAGTGGCAATACAGTTCGTGGCTATCTACTAATTCAGTGTTTGGAGTAAATGCTGTGGTTACGGTTGCAACAGAAACAGCACTGACGAGAAGGTCTTCACCATCAACGAATTGCCCTGAAGTTAAAAGGAAAACTCCGGTACCTGCAGTATCTTCAAGTATTCCTTCCCCATCAAAATCGACAAGCCCTGAAAGAAGAGAGGTTCCAGTAGCACCCGAAACACTCCCCTCAACCAAAGTTCCAGCCACTACTTCCCCGGCTGGATCGTCAAATTCAAGGTATTGAAAAACTGCTTCACTCGGGATTCCCTGACCATCTATCCTTTCAAACCCATCAATAGGCTTTGCTCCACCCGATGGCGCTATCTCGTACCTGAAACAGTCAAGCATTTTACCTGGGGATATCTGGTACGGTGGAGTGACAAGATCCAGCCCACCACGTACAGGAAAATAATGCTCCTCGGGTTCTTTTACCCTTGGTTGTCTAGTTCTCCTGGTCATGCTATCGGGCTCCCTGGTATGCCGAATTGTTGCCCGTACCTGTTGTCCAGGGCTGTTATCATTTCTTCATACTGAAATTCAGCTTCATCAAGCAGGGCTGGCGCCCCATCATGGAAGGCGTAAAGGTACAGGCCGCCCCACTTAATGATTTCCTGCCATGCCTGATTTGTTGGCATTGCCGGTATATCACCATTTGCAACCAACCGTTGTGGCGCCTTGTAATATCTGAGGATAATGGTGTATTCATCATCAGGTATTGGATGCAGCATAAGGGCATTGGTAACAGGATCAAAAAAAAGATATGCTGGATCCGTTGGAGTCTGCAGGCCCTTCCTGTAATTCGTCCACCATGTCCTGTGAAGCATTGTCCCGATATCCCGTTCACCGGCCACACCATCGGCTGTCTTATAAATAGAGGCGCCTTTAAACAGCCAGCGTTCAACGTCTGTCAGGTTCAACTCAACAAGTGGATATGATCTCTTGTTTGCTGATGTGGTGAAAGAGAATTCCTTTTCCATCCACGGCCAGTCAGTTCTGTGTTGTTGGACATTTATCCACGCTTGCCTGATCCATCCAACCATTCGTTTTTCGATACCGGTTGCTGTTGCGACGTTCAACGGGCCGGTGCCTGATAGCCCGGTTTCCTCCCAAGCGTCACCGACAATCTGTAGAAATGTTCTCATGGAGCCCCTTATTTATTAGAAGTGGTATTCGACTATGGAAAATGGGTACATTGGAACTTCACGCGATTCCATGGTTTTGGGGTCATATACTGTTTTCATCGCATTTTGCAGTGACGTAAGGATAGGCATAGATACCCTTACATTCACATTTCTCATAATGCGATAAGGGACAAACTGAACACTACCGACAATTGGCTGCGTGTCTTTTTCGTCCTCCTGGACGTTAATTGTCACTGCAACCGGTTTTGGTTTTGGCTTGGTTTCCTCAACGATTGTTCCTTCGGCACCCTCGACACCTTCGTCCTGGTCGTCGTCTTCGTCCAAGTCTGGTTCAACGTCGGCAAGAGTGACACCTGTTTCCTCTTTGTATATCTCTCTGAAGCGGTCAATAACCGTCTCATCTTTCGCCTGATGAGAGATTTTCTTTCCGAAATACTCGAGCGCAAATTTGCGAAGTGCATCAGCACCCGCACCAAGGTCAATATATGGGAGATTTGTTGGTTCAATCATTGTCTTGCTCACTTATTGTTTTATTTATTTAGAAAAAAAACGCCTGGCCCGATATGAGCCAGGCGTTTTTTAGATATACAGGATCACCTACCTGCTACAGATTGGTTACAGCAACTTCTAAACGGACCATCCAAAGCTGGTTCAGAATGACGTTTGCATCCCACATCTTCCAGGAGACAAAGCCCCACTGTCCGAGAGGATCGGTCTTGTCTGCTTTGTCAGGATTAACTACCTTTGGAGTAATGGCAGACTTTCCTTTAAGGGGTACGTGTGCGTAGGAGTTCTTGGCGGTAATGACGATTGGATACACATCGGCAAGGGTGCCGGTGGTAGACTTCATCAGGCCCTTTGCACCACCACCATCTTCCCAAGGCTCAAGGAGCGGGGAAGTAATGAAGCGAACTTTTCCCACGGAACCAAGTTCCTCGGGGCAAAGTGGCTGGCGGGTGCCGTAATCAGCAACCTTTTTGAAGTTTGTGAGGTTTTCCAGGTCATAATCACAATCGGTGTGACAGAACGCGATAAAACCACCGTCAACAGATACCGTCCCGTAACTCGGGGAGGAAGACATCATCTGAGTTACTTTTTTTGCTCTCTGAGAATTGAGCAACCTTACAGCACCCTTGATGAGTGAGTCAGTAACAGGGGTATTCACATCGGTACGGGCTGCACCATTCGCATATGCAACGGAAGTACCACCTTTAAGAGTTCCCCAAAGCAGCATCTCCTTGGTTTCCCCGGCCTGCTCACCACAAAGTTCAGTTGCATCAGCAAGAACGGGATCTTCAGCAAGATCGGCAATCTTGTCAGTGATTTTAGTCCAATCACCGTACTGCAGCATCGCTACCGGAACGTCTTCATAAGACATGGTTTTACTTGCAGGGGTCACACCCTCGGTGAGAGGCGTAAGGGCTGGAGCAAAAGGAACAGGCCGACGAAACTTCATGTTATCGGCTTTGTTCTTTGGCATTTCTTTAGTCAGTCCAAATTTTGACAGGACAAGTACAGCCTCTGCGTAATCCAGCATATCAACAACGGCATGTGCTGCGGTCCGTTGGCTTAAATCTCCATATTCAGTCATGGCTTAATCCTATTTGTTCGATCCAGGTGTTATGAATACATCCGGGACCGTTGTTTTTCCTTCTTACGGGCTGCAGCATCGAAGGCGTCATCGAAATCGTCCGACAATGCATCGTTCTTTGCTGTACGCCCAACTGTTTTGGAAGAAATACCGGCGCTTCTTTGCAGCGCTTCTTTTCTCCGCTGGTTGATAAGCTCAACTTCGCTTTTGCCTTTGTTTGCAGGAGGTGTTTTCCCCCACCCGGTTTGTTCCTTGAAAGTATCAAGGACCTTGGTTGCATCTGCGGCATGGTGGCTTTTTATCTTTGCTTGAATCTCTGCCGGGGCATTAACTCGCCACTTTGCGAACTCTGGACTTACCTTGATCTCGTCAACATCCCTGTGGGCGTCTCTGAGGTCTTCAAACTGTTCCGCTTTGTAGGTGAGAATTTTATCTTCAACCAGGGTGTCTTGAGTGGTCGTAACCCTCTCAACCTGGCCAGAAACTTTCTCAACCTTCTTTTTCACAGAATTTAGGCGTTTATCGACGATGGCGGCCATTTCCGGGAACTCGCGGTTAAACTCTTCCCAATCTTCGTCTTCGTCTTCGTCAGAATCCGCGTCACCTGTATTTTCTTCCTGAACTTTAGGCGGCTCATTAGCGGCCCTCTGCTCAACAAGTTTTTTTGTCAGGGCAGATACTCGCCCCCGCTGACTACGCTCACTCTGCTTTAGCTTCTCAAGTTCTGCTTTGGTCTTTTCGAGTTCTGCGGAAAGATCTACTTCAGGTTCTTCAAGGGCGGCTGGATCTGCTGCGGCCTCATTGAAAGCATC